TAAATCGCTAGCCGAACGTTTCGCGGCACTACCTAAAAGTACGAGAGACGATTGGCTGCTCCAGCAGGACCAGCAGACCCTGGAAGAGATTGACCGGGGCGAGTGGTGGTGGCTGGCGCGCCCAGAACAGATCCCGCCCGAAGGCGACTGGCTCGTCCACCTTGCCCTGGCGGGCCGTGGCTTCGGTAAGTCTCGGGCCGGTTCCGAATGGCTGGTGCAGCGCGCCCTGGATCACCCGTTCGATCGGTCAGGTACACCCACCGAATACCTGATCATTGCCGAGACGCTGTCGGATGCCCGCCTCATCTGTGTGGAGGGACCCGCTGGCATCCTGCGCGTCCTGGACCGCAAGAAGATGATCCGCAACAAGGACTATCGCTACATCAAATCCCCGAAGCCCATGATCGTCTTCGAGTGTGGGACCAAGATTTACTGCGAGGGCGCGGACTCCGCCGACGTGGGCCGTGGCTACAACGCCGCAGGTGCCTGGCTTGACGAGATCGCAAAATGGCCACGCCCGTCGGAGTCCTGGATGGAAGGCATCATGCCGTCCATGCGTGCTGACCTCTACGATGACCACCCGCGAGTTTTCGTCACCACCACCCCGAAGCCGATCCAGCTGATCCGGGAATGGGTGGACCGGGACGACGGCTCCGTCTCTGTAGTCCGAGGTAGCACCTTCGACAACAAGTCGAACCTGTCCGCCCACGTCATCGCCGAACTGGAGAAGCGCTACGCCGGAACCGAAATCGGCAAGCAGGAGCTATACGGCGATCTTCTCGACGATTCGAATTCGATGCTGTTCAACCGGTCCGACATCATGCTTGGCCGGATGGACGACATTCCAGACAACATCAGGCGGATAGTCGTCGGTGTGGACCCCAACCTGACGGGTGAAGGTGACGAGTTCGGCATGGTCGTCGTTGCCGCCGATACTGACAACGACCTTTATGTCCTGGCGGATCGCTCCACTCCGGTGTCCGGCCGGGCAGCTGCCGTCCTCGCATGGAAAACCGTCGCGGAGTATGGAGCCGACAAACTCGTCTATGAGTCGAACCTGGGCAAGGTTTACCTCTCGGAGGTATTGCGAGACGCCTACTTTGAACTGGTCGGGGCAGGTCTCTTCCCAGCTGGCAGCCAGCCGCCCATGAAGGCTGTCGATAGTCGCCTCGGCAAGAAGACCCGGGCTGAACCGGTCGCCATGCGCTATGAGCAGCGTCGGGTCCACCACATTGGTGTCCTTGAAACGCTTGAAAAGCAGATGATCAATTTCAACCCGGACACCGGAAAGCACTCGCCGGACCGCGTCGATGCTCTCGTTCATGGTTGCCGATACCTCATGTCCCTGGAGCGCAAGACGGTCTCCGTGATGAGTGTCGAAAAGTACCGCAAGCGTCAGGAAGACATCTACTCGCTATCTGCGACAAGTTGGACTCCCGGTTCTGGATTCGACTACTAGGACTAAGGAGTTTCGGCTGTTTTGGTTGCCACTAGTGACCGAACGGTGTAAAGGAGTCCACCATTCGGCTAACCTGATCGCATGCCGATCTGGATCAGTCTGTTACTCATCACCCTCGCCGTGGCCAGGGGAAGCAAGCTGATCAGTTCGGATTTCATCGGGCAACCATTGCGTAAGGCGGTGGTCGCCCGAAACGGTGAGCAGGGCTGGTTCACATTCCTGGTGCATTGCCCCTGGTGCATCAGTATGTGGCTGAGCTTCGCAGCCGCCCCATTCTTCTGGTGGTTCGCGGGTTATGGCTGGTCGGACGCCCGCGACTACCTCATGATCATGGCAATCGCCCTGGCAATGTCTTTCGTAGCTTCAACTCTCGTGGCCGGATCGGAGCGCCTTAATGGTTAGGTTGCTAGGCCGTCGGGAGGCCGTCGAAAAGGCGAAGGAGGCGCAGCCCTCCAAGACCTCCCTGATTGCCTCGGCGGTAGAAGTAACAGTCGATGACCTGGTGTCCTGGCGGAACTTCGCCCTGGGCCGGGATGAGGCATGGCAGCGGGAACTGTGGCGGCTCTACGAGTTGGTGCCCGAGTTCCGGTTCTCCGCCAACTGGGTCGGGGCGATGTGCTCCCGGGTGCGGATCTACGTCGCCGAAGTCGACGAGAACGGCAAGGTCGGCCCCGAAACCGAAGACGTTCAGGTCCAGGCGCTGGCCGACAACATGCTCGGCGGTCCCGCCAACAAGTCTGAACTGCTGCGCCTGATGGGCATCAACTTCACAGTCACCGGGGAGTTCTACATCGTCGGCCTCGCCGAGCGGATGAACTCGATGCTCGGCGACCAGTGGTTTGTGGTGTCCCCGACCGAGCTCCAGCGCTGGGCTGGTTCCGTGATCGCGGACTTCGGCTTCGGCACCGTGGCCATCCGCGACAACATCGACATGCTGCTGCGAGTGTGGACACCACATCCGCGCCGGGTATGGCTGGCCGACAGCCCGGGCAAGGCGTGTATTCAGATCCTGGTCGAGATCGAGCGCCTGACCAGGTTCATTTTCAGCCAGATTGATTCCCGGCTGTTCGGTGCGGGCCTGCTGGCCATTCCGGCCGGTATGGACCCGCCACCTGACTGGCCGAAGGATGAGCCATGGAACGCTTCGGACACCCTGTTCGCCCGTTTGGCTGAGGCTGGCGAAGCCTCCCTGAAGGGTGAGGGTTCCGCGCTGGCGATGCTGCCGATTCTGGCCGAGTTCCCGCCAGAGGCGCTGGACAAGCTCAAGTACATGACCTTCGACAGCCCACTGTCCCAGCAAGCACTGGCGCTTCGTAAAGAGGCGATTGACCGGCTTGCTGTTGGCATGGACCTGCCGAAGGAAGCCGTCACCGGCCAGGGCGAGATGAACCACTGGTCGGCGTGGTTTGTTGACGAGAACGGCGTGAAGGTCCACATCGAGCCGATCATGACCCGCGTCTGCCAGGCGCTGACGAAGGCGTATCTGGCCCCGGCCTTGAAGGTGCTCGGCAAGGACCCGAAGAAGTACACCTACTGGTTCGACACCGCAGGACTCACCCCACGTCCCACCCGTTTGGCGGATGCGGTCACCCTCTACAAGGAAGGCATCATCTCGGAGGAAGCAGTCCGCGATGCTGGCTACTTCCGCGACGATGAGGCCATGTCGGCGGAGGAGAAGGCCGAAGTCTTCGGCAAGCAGTTGGCCCTGCGTGACCCGAGCCAGTTCCTGTCCGAGCCGTTCCGGGACATGATTGGCATTACTGACGACATCCTGCCGACCTCGACGTTCACCCCGCCGCCGCCACCACCGGCACCGGACCGCACCGCCACCCCGCCGCTGGGTGTGGTGCCCGCACGGTCGAGTGCACCCGCGCCGGTTGGCCAGGGAACCAACAAGCCAGCCGGGACCGAGGCTCTGGCCGCTTCGGCAACCCTGTCGCTGGAGATGGCCCTGGTCGCCTCCACCAACGTCATCGCGGAGATGGCGATGCAGCGGGCGGGCAAGAAGTTGCTGGACCGGGCGAACCGTGGCCGCTGGGGCGAGGTCCCCGCAGAGCAGCTACACACCAAGATCACAGTCCGGGATGCCGACCACGCCAAGCAGCTGCTGCTCGGAGCATTCGACCGGGTCGACTTCGCCATCGGCTTCATGGGCGAGCAGTACAACTGCGACGAAATCTCCGACTGTCTGCGCCGCTACTGCGCCGACCTGCTGGTCAACGGAGCTCTGCACACCCCGGATCGATGGATGGATCGGCTCCGCCATGAAGGCATCATCTGATGGCCAGCCGGGACCAGGAGGACCGGTTCTACCGCCAGGTGCTTGACGCTTTCAGCACCTGGTTGGGGCGCGTCACCACTTTGGTATTGGCTGGTTTTCGCCGGACCGGTGGTCGCCCGGACCCGGATGCCATGTATGCGGCCACTGGACTGTGGACCTCTTTGGTGAACAAAATGATTACCACTTTGGTCACCGATTTGGGTAGCGACGAGATCCGAATGACTGATGTGGCCAAGTCCGAATGGCTGAACTACCAAATGGAAACCACCCGCAACCTGCTGGTCAACATCCCCAACGAGGTGCACCAACTCATTGTGGACCAGATCGCGCAAGGAACTGCCGCTGGTGAAAATCAGAGCCAGATCGCGGCCCGGATTGACCACATCCTTTCCGTAACCGCTTCGGACCGTTGGCCCAACCGCGCCAAACTGATAGCGGTGACCGAGGTCCACCGGTCGGCTAACTTGGCCGTCCAGGCGGCTGGGCAAATCATGCAGGCGAACCAGCGGGAACCGATCTTGAAGCAGTGGAACTCCCTCGATGATGAGAAAGTCCGCCCCGACCACGTGGAGGTCGACAAGACCACCATCCCGATCGCGAAGCAGTTCATGGTCGGTGGCTTTCCGATGCTCTGTCCTGGCGACCCTTCGGCACCCGCCGACCAGGTCTGCAACTGCCGGTGCAACCTCAAGCTGATTGGAGTGCAGCAGTGACCTCGAAGTGGCGTGGTCCGATCGCTCCGATCGGCAAAATGACCGGCGACCGTCGGGTTTTCGAATCAGGCTCGCTGACCAACCGAAATACCCCCCTACCTATGATGTGGCAGGAAGAGAAGCAGCCTGGACACATGGGTGCCCGGATCGTCGGTTCGGTTGACTCGATCAACCTGGGCCAGAACCCGGTCTACGGCCACGGCCAATGGCTGCCCGAGGATTTGTTCCCGTACGTCACCCAGGCAAAGCTGCTGGCGAAGGAGGGCTTGGTCGGTCCTTCGGTTGACCTTGGTTCGATGATCGCCAAGGGTGTCCAGCAGCCTGATGGCCAGCTGGCGCTGTCGGTATCTTCGGGTGAGATCGCCGGTATGACGCTGGTGCAGATCCCGGCATTCTCCGACCTGCGCCTGGAACTGTTCGATGACGATGATCTGGTCAGCCCGCTGGTCGCATCCTCGCTGTGGCGCTCTTACGAGTACTACCACCGCCTGGGTGCCCCGGAACTGGAGTTCGGGTCGGTCGGCACTCCGAACAAGGATGGCTGGCAGTCGTTCCCGATCGCGGAACGCAACGCCGAGTTCGATGCTGATGATGCGGTTCGCCGGATTGCGGCATGGGCCGGTCAGGGCAGCCGGAAGCCCGATGTGCAGAAGATGCAGTCGGCGTTCCTGTGGCAGGCCAACGACGGTAGCCCGATGGATGTACGGACCTACCGCATGCCGATCGGGGACATCATCGACGGCGAGATGACGATGATCTACCACGCCATCTATGCCGCCGCCGCCTTGATCAACGGGGCGCACGGTGGTCTGCCGAACGTGCCACAAGCCGAAAAAGATGCTCTCGTACCGATCATCAACCGAATGTACGAGAAGATGTCAGAAGCGTTCGGGGAACGCCTGGAGCCACCATGGAACCAGGGTGCGCCGCCGCAGCAAAGGAAGGATTCGTTGAGCATGGACACCGCTTTCTCGATCCGGACCTCCTGGGACCTTCCCATCGGTTCGGCCAACGCCACCTGGGACAAGGGGGCTGCCCTGCGCGCCCTGGACACCTGGGCCGGGGACGACATGAGCAAGTACGCTCAAGCGTTCCTCTACAAGGACGACAGCTTGCCCACCGACCAGAAGGGCACCTACAAGTTCCCGATTGCTATGCCAGTCGACGGCAAGCTGACCATCATCCCGTCGGCTGTGCGTAACGCCCTGGCCCGGGTTTCCGGTGCCGACATCCCCAGCGCTGACAAGGACAAGCTGACCGCCACGG